ACCACAGGAACATTTGAGCTTTCTCATTACTCAGCTTACTCTTTAACTTCTGGCGATACTTATTACTACGAAGATGTTGGTAGTACTGGTGGTATTTTCCAGATAACAGGGGTTACGGCAAGTTCAATAAATATATCTGATTGTGATGTTCTTTTCGCCACTGACACCACATTCAACGAGTCAAAAACATCACTAACCCTAATTTTCAATATCTAAAATGAGCACTAATTACCCATTTGACGATCAATTCCCGTTAACCAACTACCCATATTCCAGTAGATCTTGGGGGTTGAATGTAGATTCTGACACAAAGAAGAATTATAATTTTGTTGGATTTAAGCCAAAGTCTAGATTACAGGCTTCGGAACTAAACGAGATTCAAGAAATTTTTGCAATGCAAAATACTCTTAATCTTAACATGATTAGAGAATGGTTTAATGAGATCAATGGAACCACTTGCGACGGTCCTGCTTGGAATGGAGCAACACCACTATTTCCCAAGTCTCATCCATCTGGGGGTACATTTGAAGCCCTGGTTGGTTATACTTACACGGGTACTGGTGGTATAACCTTAACCTTTAATGAAGGATGGTATTTAATTACTCTCGATTCTGGAATCAAGCAATGGATTTATCTAAACAGTGAAAAAAATACAAATATAGTTCCAACATCTACTGTTCAATATTATTCGGGTCTTTCATTTAGCTCGGATTATATCGATTGCACAGAAGATACAAGTCTATTAGACAATTCTTCCGGTTCACCAAGCCAGTCTATCTGCGGTGCTGATCGTTATCAGATCAATTTTACTACAGCCGGAATTACTGGTGTAACCGGATTTAACGAAGGAACTTTCCAAAAAGTTGTAAAATTTACCTTGACAGGTTCTACATTATCAGTAAGTTACATTAATGGTTTAACTATTTAAAATGGGAGTATTATATTATGGAAAAAAAACCTTGCGGCTGTGGAAATAAAAAACAAGAAAATAATGAAGCTAAAAAGATATTTAGCGAACCACCTATAGAAAAAGTTCCATTTAAAAACGCCATAAGCATGGTTCAAGGATATGCTATGTCTATGGTTTCAAGAGGGTTTTCAGATAAAAAAACAGATAAAACATCAAAGCAATTAAGAGTATTAAGTTGTTTTGGAAATAAAAATACTGGAGGAGAATTGCCTCCTTGTTCTCATTTAAAACCATCTAGTACTGATGGAAAATTTTATTGCGGTGGATGTGGTTGTGGAGATAGAAAACAAACTTGGTTAAATGGAAATGACAAAGAATATAGTAAATTAGATTATCCAAAAGTTAACTGTCCATTAAAAATGCCTGGTTTTACAAATTACGAACCAAGTTCTCCTTTAGAAGCTAAAGAACCACAATCTAGAAAAAATTACATAGAAAAAATGAATTTTGATGCCATATTACGAACAGATGTGACTGAACCGGAAATGCCAAAAGAAATATCCGAAATGTTTGATAAAATCTTAGAGGCTCAAAAAAATAAAAATCAGCCATGATAAATAATCTAAATGGCTAAACCAAATTCAAAAGAATCACTTATTGAATATACTTTTAGACAACTAGGAGCACCTGTAGTCGAAATAAATGTCGATTACCAACAAGCCTTAGACCGTCTTGATGATGCCCTACAGTTTTTTTCCGAAAGACATTTTGATGGTGTTGAAAGGGCATATTTTTCATATCAGTTAACTGAAGCTGATATAACCAATAAGTATATAAATACAAATTCTTTTGGGCCAATAGTTGGATCATCCGCAGGAGATCCAAATGGTTATGATATTTTATCAATAATCAGAGTTTTCCCTTTCGGGACATTGAATACCAATGAACTTTTTGATGTCAGATATCAATTGGCTCTAAATGATGTTTATGGTATTAATACCAATCTAGGATTTGTAAATTCTACTCCTATTGCAAATTTTGATCTTACTAAGAGATATATTCGTCTTATTGAGATGATGTTCGATCCAGAAAGAACAATTCGTTTTAATAAAGTGACAAATAAACTTTATATTGAAACTGATTGGACTGCTTTAAAGGCAGGTACTTATATTGCAATAGAAGCATATGTAAATCTTGATCCAGATTTATATCCAGAAATATACAACGATAGAATGTTAAAAAAATATTTTACTGCTTTAATAAAGAAGCAGTGGGGACAAAATTTAGCCAAATTTGATGGTGTTGCTCTTCCTGGTGGAGTTCAATTAAGAGGCGGAACAATATTGGCTGAAGCAGAAAGAGAAATACAAATTTTGGAAGATCAAATTGTCTCTGCATATGAACTTCCACCAGATATGATGACGGGTTAATATGGCGTTAAATCCATACTTTAGATTTCAATCAACAGAACAAGATGTTGCCGAAACTAACATCATTGAAATTATTCGTATGATGGGAAAGAATGTATATTACATTCCGAGAGAAAATGTTCAGCTTGACAGATTATTCGGTGAAGATCCTCTAAGTAAATTCACAAAAGCATATCAAATAGAGATGTATGTTGCGTCTGTTTCTGGATTTCAAGGAGCAGATGTTGTTACTAAGTTTGGTCTTGAAATTAAAGATTCTGTAAACTTAATTGTAAGTAAGAAAAGATTTACTAAAGAAATAACAGAAAAAAATCAAACTATTATTCGTCCTAGAGAAGGAGATATAATTTACTTTCCTTTAACCAAGACGATGTTTGAAATTACTTTTGTCGAACATGAATTACCATTTTATCAATTGGATAAAAATTATGTGTTCACATTATCATGTGAAACATTTGCTTATTCTATGGAAAAATTCGAAACTGGCACACAAGAAGTGGATGCTATTACGAATTTCAAGCAAACCATATACAATTTCTTGATTGGTGCTACAGCCAACGGTTTCACAGCTGCATTCAATCAGACAATTCGTGGGGAAAAGGTCTTTGTTCCAGGAACTATATCAGGTACAACATCTTTCTTCAGAATATTGGATCTGGATCTTTCTGGAAAAACTCTAACAGCGGAATTGCTATCACTAAACGGAGTAACATTCTTCAATCCAACAGAACTTACAAGCTCTGTTTCTGGTGTAACATTTGAAATTAAGAGCTATAACAGCAATAATTCTTATGGAACAATTAATACTGTTCTTCAAGATGCCGAAGGTGAAGTTCCACCTCTTGATTATCAGCGCGGATTTACTGGATCTGGTAGTAAATATGACGATCCTATAATTAATTTTACTGATGTAGATCCTTTCTCAGAGGGTAATTACTAATGTTTAACTCATTTAATAATCAATCTATAAGAAAATTAGTTGTAGCATTTGGTTCTTTGTTTGATGAGATCTATATTACAAGAAAAAATGACACAACAGGAGTTGAAGAAAAATATAAAGTTCCAATTACTTTTTCTTCAAAGGAAAAGTTTTTACGAAGATTGGAGCAAAATTCTTCTATTAGCGATAATGTAAAAACACAAATTAATTTACCATATTTGAGTTTTGATATAAATGGTATTGTTTATGATAATAATAGAAAGAGAAATAAGCTTAGAGTAGCTTCTACTTCAGAAACAGACGAAGAAACAGCAGAAACTACAACATTTAAAACATTTGCCGAAACGCCAATTTCTGTTTCGATGAATTTATATTTTTACACTAGAAATTTGGATGAAATATTTCAAATAATAGAACAAGTATCATCATATTTCAATCCAGAATTTAATATCAGATTAAATTTTAATGAAATTCATAAAAATATAAATGTTCCAATTTCTATGCGTGACATCAAAATATTAGATGATCATGAGGGCAGTTTTGGATCGAAGAGGACCACAATAGGCACTATAAATTTTGCGGTATCTAGTTATTTGTTTGGGGAGATAAAATCTGGATCTTCTATTTCCACTTTTACTTTCAATATCGATGAAGATCCAGATGATACAACATATGGTAATTTATTAAATTCTCAAACATCTAATATAATTTTAAATCCTAATTATTTGAATCAAACTTATAATTTGACTGGAACTTCAGATCCTACATTTATAAGTAACTTTACTTGGACTGAAAATAATGTAACTGAAGATTTTACAAAAATTTTACTTTATGATGCTTTTACTAATGAATCCATAGGTTCTATCAAAATTCTAGCCAATACTTTGACTTTAAATCAAACTGATGTTGGGTATTTTACTAAACAATTAGCACTTGCAGTAAATGAAGATCCATATGATACTGTTCCATGTGTTATTCCTGGTATTGTTTTAATAGATTATCAAAAACCAAAATATTATTTTAAAATTTCTAATGGACAAATAAGCACAACTTTCCCGGCAAAAATAAACACTATATCTGTTTGTACTTGATTATGAATGAACTAAATGAATTTTTTAATATAAAACCTACAGAAAACGCTAGCAAAGAAATACAAGAAATCCCAGAAAAGGATTTCGAATATGCCAAGCGCAATATGTACGACATCATCGAGAAGTCAAAGCTTGCTCTTGAGGGTATTATGAAGGTTGCGACTGAAGGCGATTCTCCAAGAGCATACGAAGTGGTAACTCAAATGCTGAAAACAATGTCTGAGATTAATAAAGATCTAATAGATCTTGAAAAGATAAAGAACGAAGCAAATAAGACCACTATAAAAACAACAAATAATAATTCATTCTTCATAGGTTCCACTAGTGATCTACAGGACTTAATCAATCCTGAAAGAAGTAAGAATAAAGCTATAGAAATGATTGATGCGAAGGTGGTAGAGGATGTCAAGGAAATTTAAGGGTTACTTAGGTAATCCAAATTTAAAAGAAGCTGGAGTAAAGATTGACTTCACCGAAGAACAGATTCGGGAATATGTTCGTTGCTCCCAAGATCCAATTTACTTTATTAAGAAATATGTCAAGGTAGTATCTCTTGATAAAGGTCTTGTTCCTTTTGATTTGTATGATTACCAAGAGGACATGATCAATAAAATGCACAATAACCGTTATCTTATTGCTAAACTGCCGCGTCAGTCTGGTAAGAGCACAACGATTGTTGCATTCATTCTTCACTATATTCTTTTCAATCAGAGCATGAGCGTTGGTATTCTAGCCAACAAGATGAATACGGCTAGAGAAATTCTTGGCCGTCTTCGTCTGGCCTATGAGTATCTTCCCAAGTGGCTCCAGCAAGGTATCATCGAATGGAATAAAACATCCATTCAGCTTGAGAATGGCTCAAAAGTCATGGCATCCGCCACATCCTCATCGGCAGTTCGTGGTGGATCATTCAACCTCATCTTCTTGGACGAATTTGCCCATGTCTCTCAAAACATAGCAGAAGAGTTCTTCAGTTCAGTTTACCCTACAATTACCTCCGGTCAAACCACGAAGGTATTCATGGTATCAACCCCAAACGGACTGAATATGTTCTATTCCTTCTGGAAGGGGGCTACAAGGAAGCAGGGAGAGGAGGGCAAGAACGAGTACATACCCATAGAGGTGTCTTGGAGACAGGTTCCTAAGTACGCTGGTGGGCCTCTGCGCGACGAGCAATGGAAGCAGCAGATGATTGCCCAGACCAGCGAACAGCAGTTTGAGCAGGAGTTTGAATGTTCATTCCTTGGTTCTTCAAATACCCTCATCAGTGCCAGCAAGCTAAATTTACTTCAGTTTGATAGACCGATAGCAAAGGAGCCAGGGGGCCTTTATATCTACGACGAGCCAGTTGAAGGCCATGCCTACTTCATCATGGTCGATGTCGCCAGAGGTCAGGGAAGAGACTATACGGCTATGGTGGTGGTCGATTCCACCGAAAAGCCCCATAAGGTCGTGGCTAGGTATAGAAATAATCTTATATCCCCCTTTGATGTTCCGCCGGAACTTTACAATTTGGCAATAAAATATAATAATGCACACTTACTGATTGAAGTCAATGACATCGGCGGTCAGATTGCCGATGCCATGCACGAAGATTATGAGTACGAAAATATCATTCAGACTCAGATGATGGGTCGTGCAGGACAAAAAGTAACCTTGGGATTCGGTCGTGGAACAAAACAAAGAGGCGTAAGAACCAGCTCTGCGGTC